TGCAAATAGATTATATGCTTTTCGATATGTTCTTACAATATTATATCCAAATATTTTACTACATCCATATGGACTTACTGGTAACATCTTTGTAGTTTCTCTTTGATAATGATCACCATCAAATGAATTACCAAACATCTCACTACTACTTGCTTGATAAAATTTAGCTGTTGGGCAATGTGATCTGTATGATTCCAACATATTCAACACACCTAATGCATTTGTCTGTGCTGTAAATTGTGGTATATCAAAACTAATTCTAACATGTGACTGTGCCGCTATATTATATATCTCATCGGGTTGTACTGCTTTTATCATTCTGTCGATTGAACCAACATCTAATAAGTCACCATATTCAGTGTGAACACCATTACCTATTAAATGGTCAATTCTACTTTCTTGATGTTCTGCTACTGAATTTCTACGTACAATCCCATACACATCATAATCTTTACTTAACAGGTGCTCTGCTAAAAAACTTCCATCCTGCCCATTAATTCCTGTAATCATAGCTTTTCGTTTTTTCATTATATTTATATTTCCTTTTTTTCCATTATTAATTTAAAAAACACTTGCCAAGATTCTCTATTGAATCCCGTTTTTCCATGATCTGAACTGCATAGTGTTATTAAATTATTTTTATTGTTATTATGTTTATTATAATCTATATGGTGTACTATATATCCATTTTTTTCACAAACTCCACATGTAAACTTATCACGTTTTCTAATTTCAGTCTTCAATTCATTATTAAACTCTTCACCATATAATAATGATATTCCACCTTTCCAAGCTCCATTTTTATCACCCTTTAATAAATAACCTTTACCATACATTGGATTATTTTCACCATTCATATCTCTACCTAATTTTGCTCTACTTTCACTCGTATGTGTTTTACCATAAAAATGATTCTTTTCACCAATCTGTGATTCACTTATTTTTGCTCGTATTAAATTCGCTTTCTCTTCTCCATATTTTTCCTCATATGTACCACTATTCTTTTTTCCAATCTGAGCTTTTGTTTTATCTGAATGTGTTCTACCATAGAAATGATTCTTTTCCCCTAATTGCCCTTCACTAATCATTTTTTTCCATTCTTCAGTGTGCCTTTTACCAGTATTATTTAATCTGCTAGCACATGATTGTGAACAACACATTTTACTTCTACCTCGTTTTGTATCTGGTACTTCAAATTCTTTATCACATTTTATACCCTTGCATGTTAATTTAATTGTACGTTTCACTTTCATTATATTCTCCCATTATATTTGCATATATATATAAATATATATGAAAGAACATTTATTAGTGAAATAACTCACATTATATTAGTCCACTACTAACTGACCTGCTATCCCTGATATTACCGCTTTTCGTTTTTTATTCATTTAAATACATCCATTTTTGTTAAATCAGGCCAATCGTTTATTGTCCATTGTCTTGGTTTCTCCATAATAGCTAATGGTAACTTTTTCAATCCCATTTGTGCTGTCTCAGGTGTAAGATAATAATGATATCCCATTGTACTAATGTTTTGATCTCTCCACGGTACATTTGGTAATCTACCATCATATGACATTTTTCTAAGATTATCACTTACAAATTTATTATCAGTTAGAATCATACCACCTCTACCTAAACTCAAATGCTTTTGAAATTGAAAACTCAAACACATATGAGTATTTGGTATATATCCACCTCGCTTCCAATATACAGCCGCATCAATTATATTAGCACCAAATGCAAGATGATAATAATCAGTCCAATTTTCATCTTTCCACATTAATTCAATTCCTAATTTATTTGCTAACATTGGAATTGATGCATATGTTCTTTTTGGTACATGAATAATCCTTAGATCATAATATCTTAAACACAATTCAATTCCATGTGTACAACAATCTACTGCAACAGCATATGGTGCATTGAAATATTTTGCTATTTCATTTTCAAATTTAGTTACTATTTCAAAGCTCATTCAATCACCCTATCTTTTATACTCTCAAATACTGTATTGATATATTCTGAATCAATTTCAACGTTTGTATATTTATTCACAATATCTATAAACTCAGCTCCATTTTTAAAATTATCTCTCACCGTTAATATGTGTCTTGTTTTATGTGGTTGCCATACCCATTCAAGAAAACTAATAACTAAATCATCCATTTCATGTGGAAAATATATATCAAATTCTTCTTCATCAAATGCAACTGGTGTTTTTACTACACGCTTAACTTTTCGATCAAATATTAATGATAAATATTCTTCTTCCACTTTAACTATATTATGTTCATGATCCAATGCTAATTCATATGGAAATTTACTTAATAAGTCATATCTAAAATTCAACTTGGTGAAATTAGGTGGTATCAAATCTAAATGAACTCGTATACCTTTATTAGTATATGTACATTTGAATTCTGGATAGTTTATTTTGAATGCATCTTGTAACTGTATTGCAGATTTAGTTACATCTTTACACATAATATCCAAATCATCATAATCATAATAATCTGGAAAAAAACTATTCGATTTTATAACAACATAATCTTCAAGCTCATGAACATCTCTTGCAATATTAATTAAATTCGAATAGCTGGTATGTTTACAATCACCACCAATGATATTCACTTGAACATATTTATATTTTTGTTTTTTTAATATACACAATCGATGATCACCATCCACCGATTCAAATCGATTACCAATTAATTTTACTTGAATATAATCAGATTCATATGGTGCATCCAAATATCTAAAATATTGACAAAATTCTAAATACTCAGCATCATTCATATAATTACGCTTTGCTTTTTTGAAGGTATGCATTCTATCATAATAATTATTATATGGTTCATGCTCTCCACATAACAATTTATAATGTGGTGTATTTTCAATTTTATGTGGTATAATTATTTGATCTTCATTAAATAATCTAATTTTTATATTATCTATATTCACTGTTAAAATCATTTTATAGCTTCTATATTTAATGATATCAATGTGCCACGTTCTTTATCCATATGTGGTAAATAGGCTTGAGAATGATCATCAAAGTGACCATGAGATACATCTTGCCAATTCCATAAATCACATGATTTAAATTGTAGATCAGTTAACAATAAATATCTCAACGACTCTTCATCATATACCATTTTGTGATATATTGTTTTACTATACATTTGCATCTTCCCATATAACGGTCCAATAAATCTATCAAGCATATGCCCTTGTATATAATATAGTTTAGCAATTGCTCTAAAATCTGGTACGGCTAATCTTAAAATTCCACCTGGTTTTAATACTCTTTTCCATTCTTGTAATACATCCAATACTTCAGTTGCATCAAAGTAAGATATGACATGTGAGGCGTAAATCAAATCGACTGTATCACTACCAAATTTCAATTTAGTAATATCATGATGATCTATATGATCAAAGTTCTCAGCGTCTCCATCAATATGAATCCAATCATCACCAAAATCTCGTTTACCACATCCAATATGTAATTTAATTTTATTCATCTTTATTTACTCCAAAGTGTTTGTTGTTATCATCTACGAATTGAACTTTATCATTCTCTATTCCAGTGTAAGGTCCTGTTTTATATTCATATACTACTGTATCATCTGCTAATATTTCATATGTATGACCTCCACTATATGTCAATGAACAATCTCCCTGATATAAAATATCAGATTCAATAAATGAATTATCAGTATCATAAAAATATACTCTTACCTTACCACTAATTATAACCCAAGATTCTTGAGCAATGATTTGTGGTTCACCCTGTTTATATATATGTTTATGTGGTTTAAATGTTTTACCCTTCTCTAATCGCAACGTAGCTAATTGTAAATGTTCTTTTGCATCTGATATATCTGTTCTTCCAGTTATATCAACAAATCTATTTATTTTATGTAATAATTCACCACTTTTTGAATATATGTTTTTCATTCTTTATTCCTTATAAGTTATATTTATCCCATTTGTCAATAAATGCTTGTTCTGTATAGTATTTATTGAATCTTTTCTTTGTAGTTTCTACACATAGATTATAAAATCTATCTTCTTTTAAATTGTTTGCTAATTGTATTGCCTTTTCCATATCACCAACTTCAACTGTTGTTAAAGGATGTAGTGTTGATTGTGTATCTAATCCATTATATCCAATGCAAGGTATTCCAAGATATGAACAATTCATAGCAAATGTACCAGCCGCAAATGTTCTCATAAGATGCACAGCATATTTAAACTCTGATAGTTTTTTTATCCACGTTGTCCATGACATATAGTTTAAAAAAAATATACCTGCAATATCTGATTCATTTTCAGCACGTCTTCCCATTGATGGTGCATATATTTCCGTATCAAATTCACGAGCAACTATATATGAATCAAATCCACCATACCATGATTTCATATTACCACCAATAATAACATCTTCTTTTGTGTCACTCAATCCATCTTTAACTGTATCTAATATCATCAATGACTGCATCGTGTGAACATTATGTGTACCTAATAATCCAGAATAATATTTTCTATCATATTCATTATGGCAAAATACATAATCAACATTATTCAATTGATTATAAAACCATATCTGTTCACCCATAGGTAAATCTTGAAAATACCAATGTGGTCCTTCTTGCAT